GAAAGGATATCAATGAGGATCAGTTCAAGAAAATTGCTCATCTGATTTCACATCTAGATGATGAACCAGCAGAGTTTGATTGGTTGTTAAACACTACTGAGAAGTGGTGTCGTGAACGTGCTATCTACTTGGCGCTGGTTGAGTCTATTGGTATCGCAGATGGTCAGAGTAAAGATAAAACTCCTGATGCAATTCCTTCTATCTTATCTGATGCTCTAGCTGTTAGTTTTGATAATCATGTTGGGCACGATTACCTAGAAGATTATCTAGAACGATATGAAGCCTATAACAGAAAGGAGAATAGGATACCATTTGATCTAGAATACTTTAACAAGATTACAAAGGGTGGTCTTCCTAACAAGACACTGAATATTGCTCTGGCTGGCACAGGTGTTGGTAAGTCTTTGTTTATGTGTCATATGGCTGCCTCTGTTCTTCTTCAGAACAAGAATGTTTTATACATTACTATGGAGATGGCTGAAGAGAAGATCGCAGAACGTATTGACGCTAACCTTTTGAATGTGAATATCCAAGAGGTGGCAGAACTTCCTAAACAGATGTTTGAAACCAAGGTAAATAACCTAGCGAAGAAGACTCAGGGAACCCTGATCATCAAAGAATATCCCACAGCATCGGCACACAGTGGACACTTTACATCTCTTCTTAACGAGCTTGCACTTAAGAAGTCATTTAGACCTGATATTATTTTCATTGATTACCTTAATATTTGTGCTTCCAGCAGGTATCGCGGAGGCAGCAATGTCAATTCATATACGGTTATTAAGTCTATTGCTGAAGAGCTTAGAGGACTCGCTGTCGAAGCAAACGTCCCTATCGTATCTGCCACCCAGACCACTCGTTCTGGTTATGGTAGCAGTGACGTTGAGCTTACTGATACTAGTGAGTCCTTTGGTCTCCCTGCTACTGCTGATCTTATGTTTGCCCTTATTTCAACTGAAGAACTCGAATCCTTGGGACAGATACTTGTGAAACAATTGAAGAACAGATACAATGACGCTAATGTGTATAAGAGATTTGTGATTGGTATTGACAGAGCCAAGATGAGGTTGTATGATTGTGAACAGTCAGCTCAGGACGATCTCCTTGAAAGCAAAAATGATGAGGAGTATAATAATGAGGACAAACCTAAGAAATCATTTGAGGGATTTAAGTTTTGAACGGTTACTATTCGGTGTTTAATCCCAGAGGTGAAAAGATTGCCGATTGTGGTAGTCAAAAAGATGCCGTCACTCTTCTCAATATGAGAAACAATAGATGGGAGGGGCATTGCTATACGTTTAATCCTCTTCCTGGTGATATAATTAATGTCAGTTCTGGTAAACAACTTCCTACCCGAGACATCGTAGTTAATATGGATGGTGGAGTGGGTGGTTCTTGGAAAGAAATTGAATACACAAAACAACTCCCTGAAAATCAACAACAACCTTTAGACTTATGACTGTAGACACACAACGATACCTTGAATTTGTAGATGGCGTTACCTCGGAAGAAAGTAAAGATCACGAAGCTTTTGTATATCGTATCCAAGAGCTTGAAGGACAGGAGTTTCCTACCGAGCGATTGCTTACTGCTGCTGTAGGAATGTCTGCTGAGGCGGGAGAGTTTACTGAGATTGTCAAGAAGATTGTCTTTCAAGGCAAACCTGTCAACGAAGAGAACTTGTTTCATATGAAACGAGAATTGGGTGATATCATGTGGTATGTGGCCCAAGCCTGTATGGGGTTAAATACCTCGATCGATGAGATCATTGAAATGAATGTAGATAAACTTGAGAAACGATACCCTGGTGGATCGTTTGATGTTCACTACTCTGAAAACCGTAAATCTGGAGACGTATGATTAAGATTGAAATGGATGTTAGAGCTGCAGCTGCAGTGAGAGAATCACTCTTCCGTGACACAAAAGATTATACATATGATCCAACCTGTTGTCCTCAACGAGTTGTTGATCTTCGTAATGTGATTGTGGATTTGGATACACAAATAGAAACAGAAATCCAAAAAGTGATTGAAGCACAAACTAAGGAGGCATCAAGTGAAACTACTGACGCTTGAAGATTACGAACTTGCAGGAGAAACTTTCTGGCCAAAGTATTGGTACATCTCTAAGGAACTTGGTGAAGGTGCTAAGACAGAAGACATTCTTAGATGTATGGAAGCGATTGGTGGTGTTGCACTGAAGTTAGCACTAGAAGAAAAGTCAGCTGGTCCATTTGGATTTAACAAAACAAAAGAGGGGAGTGATGAGTCAACGGAAGAATGAAACTTTGGTTGATGAAGCATTCTATGTTTGGGAAACTAGATATGGACTGTGGAACACAGAAACAAAAGAAGGTCGTGGTATGATGACTGGGGCTACTAGAGATGATGTTGTTGTAATGACACGATGGCATCTCAAGTGTGAACAGGATGGAACTCTTGAACAATACACAAGAGTGGTAGGTGATTCTGTGGTCGATGGTAAGTTGTGATTGATCAGTTCTTCAGACTCTTGTCGATGTTTGTCATGGTATTCAACATGTGTAATCAAAGTGATATCAATAGGCAAGAGTGTATGAAGGACTGGGATGTGTGGTTGTATCCTGAACTTGTGAAAGGATGGGATATATACACAGAAAAAGAAAAACCCTACCAGAGAGAGAAAGAAATATTAGAAGATATAAATAACTAATAATAGATTTGTTGCTAGAACCATGCAAGATATGAGAGATCTGTATAAGGCATATTCTGCCGTACATGATACTACTATTAAGGAAGAACTAGATAACTCGAAAGATCAGATTTCTGCAATGAACCTGGGTCAACTGACCGAAGGTGATTTGATTGAAGTTTGTGAGGAGATTGTGGAAGGTTTGTTCCAGTATGGTTGTGTTCTAAACACTGTACATGAAGTTGTTGGTTCTGTTATGGAATCGACTGTAGATGGTGAACTTCCTGCACATAGAAAAGAAAAGATTGTTCGTATCTCTGAAGCATTTGATAAGACATTTGAAAAGGTAGCTAGTAGAGCTGAGAGAAACTGTGAAGAAGATTTCCTCAAGTATCGTACTAACAAACCTCTGAATGAGAAGTGGAATAGTAAGTTGAACAATGAAGTTGGTAATGAGAAACTTCATGCAGCTTTGATTCATGAAGATAGAGAAACCATCAAGAGTGGTTTGATTGAGATGATCTCCAAGGTCATTGAAGAAAAGAAAGATTCTTCTTATCTTGAGACAGATATGAAGAAGAGAGAGAAGAATAACGAGAAGGCTCGTAAGGACATGGAGAAGATGGGTTCCATGAAGAATCCAGCCTTTGAAGAAGTATCAACTCTGAGACAGGGTTGGGGTAATGCATATGCCGCCATCTATGAGAAGAAACTTGATGCCGTAGGTCAGGAAGACGGTGACATCGATAATGATGGTGATAAGGATTCTTCTGATAAGTATCTTGCCAAGAGACGTAAGGCTATTGCTAAGTCTATGAAGGAAGGTAAGATGTCTGATGAAGATGTCAAGAAGCGTGTTGGATACACTTCTGATGAAAGTCGTCAGAAGAGACTTGACAAAATCAAAGTCAAGTTCATGAAAAAAGAAGAGACTGAAGTGAAAGAAGGTATCCGTGATCTTGATCAAGAAAAAGGAACCAAAGAAAGAAAAGCAAGTCTCGAAAAGAAGCGTGGTATGAAACTTGATGATCATCCTCAGTATAAGAAAGAGGAAGTTGAATCTGAAGGTTACATGCCTATGACACCTGAGAGAACTGCTCGTGTTGAAAAATCAAAAGCAAAGGCTTATGATAAGGACATGATGGCACAATCCAAGGGTGACACTGAAGGAGCAGATAAACAGTTCAAACGTCGTATGGCAATGGACTTCAAAACTAAGATGAAGAAAGAGGAAGTAACTTTCTCTGAATCTGAACTGGAAGCCATTCAGGCAAAGGTTGATGGATGGGATGTTGAAGAAGGTTATCAGCGTAATCCTGAGAAGGGAGAAGCTGAAGCAAGAAAGTCTGAAACCTCTGGTCAAAAGGCTGAAAGAAACGTTCGTGGTAGACTGAAGACTATGGACCCTGATAAGGCTGAAGCAATGAAGAAACAGATGAGAGCTGTTGGTCTGGATGTTTGATAATGGCGAGAGATGTATTTAAATATTTTAAACATGTAAGGTCTCTCCAAGAAGATAAAGGAGCTGAGAAAGCAGCAGAGCTTGGTTATCAACACCAGGCTCGTGGTGTATATCTAGATCCTAAAACTCAGAAGAGATATAAGAATGTTGGCGATAAGTTAGAACCTATCGTTGTTGAACCAACTGCCGAAAAAGATGGTGGCCAACAGAAACCTGATACCAAATCATTGGGTCAGTTTAATAAGGATTCTACCGGAACAAAACCGCAGGTACAACCAACAGCATTGCCACAAATTCCTGATGGAGTTAGTGATGATGAGTTTGCTGCTGCCAAGGCAAAAGAATTTACTGGTGGTAGAGATGTAACACCAGAAAGAAAGGAGTTCCTTGATAAAGTATCTAAGACATTGGTTGCATTAGGTAATCGTCAGGCAGCTGCTGAGGTAGCTGATGAAGAGGAACCTGAAACACCAGAAGAAACAGAAGCACCAGAAGAAAAGACAGCTGATGATTTCCCTACTATTGATCAGAAACTAGAACAGGAATCTGAAGAGGCTACTGAAGAAAATGATTTAGATGAGGATGAAGCCTTTGAAACTGAGTATGAAAGGTTCCAACAGGAAGCCGAAGAAACCATGAGAGGTTTGGCTGATAGACAACGTAAGATGATGGAGAAGAAGTTCGGTAAGTTTACTGAATCTCTGAAGAATATTCCTAGCGCTACTGATAAGAAATCATTCTTGGCATCAATGGCACACGCCAAGACATTTGAAGGTCGTGTGAATGCAGGCGCTGGTAAGAACAATCTTGGATACGCTGATGTTCAGAATCTAGAAGCTAATCGTGATCGTTTAATCAAAGGATATGGTGACGGATCTCCAGAACAAATTAAAAAGTTTGTTAATTCTGTTCGTTCGATTGAAGTATCTGATGAATTTGTTGATGCATCCTATGATGTATTACCTGAAACTTTTAAAAAATCATTGAAAGGTAAAGGTCAAGTTACTGGTGATAAGTATGTGTCAGATGATAAGGCACATAAAGACATGCACTATCTGGGTAAAAACCCAGATGGTACAGCAAAGAGAGGTATGGCTAGTACTAATGATAGGGCTAAGTTGATGTGGAAGATTTACCTGGAACAGGGTGGTCGTGATGCCTATACGGGTCTCCCACTTGATATTCAGTCAATGGATTTGGAACATGTTCGTGGTTTCAACAATAAAGATGGTGGAAAACCAGGTAAAGAGGAGTGGGAACAGAGAGAAAATGATGATAATATGACCCTTATCAACTCTAATATCAACCAAACAAAGGTTGATCTGTCAATGAAAGACTTCTTTGAACAGAGAGTTGATCCAGATAAGGACAAATCAGAGGAAGATTTTGGTGGTATTGAGAAGTTATTTGACAAACAGAATGAAATTATGAGTGTTGGTGAGGAACTTTCCAAAACACTTTTAGGTGAAGGTGGTAAGGGACTTGGTAACGAAGTAACTAGAGAAGTTCTTAGAGAACACTTTAGTGGTGATGACACCAGGTATAATGATCTCAGAGAAGAGTTCCGTAAGGTTGCCACTGATGAAAAAGATAAGAAAAAGGCCAATGGAATGAAGTCTAAGATGGGTAAAACTCTTCTGAAAGCTACTGGTTTGGCTCGTGGTATTACTGATCCTTCAGGTAGAAGAACAGTAGCACTTCAAGAGAATGTGTATCGTGGTTTCTTGGAGTCAATGGCTGGAGCGAAATCATCAGATCGTCAAAAGTATATGGACGGATGGGCAGAAGCAATCAAGGCAGGTAATGATGAGAGAACACCTAAAGCAGTCAATAGAAAACTGATTGAACTCGGTTTGATCGATCAAGAGATCCTGGACGACAAGAAAGCTGGTCGAGTGTTCCGTGAAGAACTTGAATATCTTGATAGGATGAATGGAAGAAACACGATCGAGAGGTTGAAAAAATCATTAAGAGACCCCTTTTAGCTTGACAGAGGGGTCAAGGTGTGTTAGTATTGTCGTATAGTAAAAAAGTCATTAATGTCAGCTAGTCTAAGACTCTCCCATGTTGAGGAGATTGAGTTGTGTAAGTCAGCACAACAGGGTTGTGAGAAGTCCATGGAGAA